TTGACTTCAGGGACACTTAACAGTCTTGTTGGGGCGAATACTGGCGACGCATTAACGATAGGTGGTTTTAATACTGCTATTGGACAAGATGCATTAGGTGGAGATACAGTAGGTAATTTTTCTACTGCAATAGGAATTGCTGCTTTAGTAGTTCAAAATGTGGGAGGTTCTACTGCAACTGCTATGGAAAATGTTGCTGTGGGAAGGGCGTGTGGAGCTACACTCACGACAGGCAAGCAAAATACGTTTCTTGGAAATAATGCAGGTAACAGTGGAGTAACCGCTGGTAACTTTACAACAGGTGATGGTAATGTTTTTGTAGGATATAAAGCATCTGCAACTGCTGTTGATGCAGACTATGCCAATGTTATTGGATTCACAGTTGCAGGTGCAGCAGGGTATACTACTTTAGGTAAAGAAGGAGATGATATAAGGGCTGCTCATGGAAATGTAACATGGGCAACTGTTTCAGATGAACGATACAAAAAAGATATAGCAGATGCTACAGCAGGATTATCTTTTATAAATGACCTTAAACCTAGAACGTTTAAGTATAAAAATAAAGGTGATTTACCAAAAGCTTTTAGTTCCTATGAAGAAGACTCTACAGAAGTATATAAGAACGCAAAAACTAATCATGGGTTTATAGCTCAAGAAGTTAAAGTTGCAATGGATGCTCACTCTGAAATTAAAGATGGCTTTACTTTGTGGGACGACAGAGATGATGGTTCACAAGAGGTAGCAGAGGCTGCGTTAATCCCAATTCTTGTTAAAGCATTACAAGAATTATCAGCAGCAAACACAGCACTCATAGCACGGGTAAAAACATTAGAAGACGGATAAAGGAGATAATCAATGGCTGAAGCAAGAACAGACGAACTAAAAGCACAAAATCACGAGGCGTGTTTAAATGGTGCAAGTACTATTACAACCGTTATAGCTACGCATGACAAAGGAAGTGATGCAACAGATAGAGACTTTGGGCATGACATGACCCATGATGAAAAAAAAGCTAGGGTGTCACGCTCAATGGGATATCTTGTGGACATGATGGCTAAAGATGATTGGGGTAGTGAAGACATGACCGCAATAAATTCTGCAATATCAACAGGAACTACATTTGTACAATAGGAGAAATAAATGACTAAAGATAAAACAAACGTAATAAGCATTAACGGTACAGAGCACGACGTTAACTCTATGAGCGACGAACAAAAGCACATCATCAATCAAATCAAAGTCTGCCAAACTAAAGCCAACAGTTTGAAAGCAGAGCTACAAATTTTTGAGGTTAGCTTGCAGGGTTTTACTAATGCTTTAATCAAAAGCGTAGAGCCAGAAGAAGCTGAGGAAGCAGTAGCTAGTTAAAAATGGACCCGATAAGCATAGCCCTTCTTTCATTCTCAGCCCTTAAAAAAGGAATTAGTTTAGGTAAAGACCTTTCTTCAATGGGTAAGGATTTGAATAAAGTTTTTTCTTTTATTGATGGGGCGAAAGAAGCAAAGAAATCTGGGAATAAGAATGACCCATTGTCTAATTACATTGCCTACGAAAAAGCAATGGACATGGAGAAAAACCTTGAGAGAATAATTTGGGAAACCCGTGGCTCTAAGGGTGTAGCAATGTTTAAAAAAATGAGGGCTCAGTCTGTTGAAAGAGATAGAGATTCTCGTTATGAAGCGATTGCTCGTAAAAATAAAATATTAAATTTTCTTTCAATTCTATTGGGCGCAAGCATTACGCTAGGCGGTGGAGGTCTTTTGATTTGGGCAGCACTTGAGTTTAAGCCGTAAACAACTAATTATTATTACTGTTTTATTATTATTTCTTTCTTATAGAAGCTCTATTATTTTTGAACCAAAATGGATGATAGTCAAATGAGTTTAATCAGCAATTTAATTGGGCCTGTTACAAGTATACTTGATAAGGTCATCGAGGACAAGGATCAGAAAGCACAGTTAGCGCATGAGTTGGCAACGATGGCTGACAATCATGCACAACAGTTAGCTCTTGCCCAAGTATCTGTGAACCAAGCTGAAGCAGCATCGGGTTCTTTATTTAAAGGTGGATGGAGGCCGTTTGTTGGTTGGTGCTGTGGAATAGCTGTGCTTTATCATTTTATTTTATCGCCATGTATCTTGTTTATCGTTGCTTTATTAGGTATAGATATCCCACCTATCCCTGCGTTTGACATGACAAGCTTAATGACTGTGCTTATGGGGATGCTTGGGTTGGGTGGTCTTAGGACTTTTGAAAAAACCAAGGGAGTAACGAAATGAATATAAATAAATTAAGACGACAGCTTGAGATTGATGAGGGTGTTAAGTATGAAATTTATAATGACCATCTTTTAAAAAAAACTTTTGGAATTGGTCATTTAGTTTTAGATAAAGATCCTGAGTCTAAGTTAAATGTAGGTGACTCTGTGTCTGAGAAAAGAGTACATGATGCTTTTGATAAAGATGTTCAGTCTGTCATTGATGATTGCAAAAGATTGTATCAGGATTTTAATTCTTTACCAGAGGAGTGTAAGCAGATCACAGCAAACATGATGTTTAATATGGGGCTTCCAAGAATGAAAGCTTTTAAAAAAATGAATGCAGCTATAAATGATAACGATTATGTTAAGGCTTCGAAAGAAATGGTTGATAGTAAGTGGTACAGAACTGTTCCTAATAGGGCTGATCGTCTTGTAAAGAGAATGCAAATGGTTAGCTAGGGTAGCACTCCCCTATTCTTTGCTTCCATTAACCTCTGGTCTAAATAGATCAGGGGTTTTTTTATATGAAAAAAAGGGACAAGATTCTATAATCATTTCCGATAATAGGTCTTGTCCCAAGTGAGGCAGTCATGAGATTAGCGTTTGGAGAACACTCTCAGCCTCTTTAGAAAGGAATATCATCATCAATTCTTATTTCACTTGGAGATTCTTGTACAGTTTTATTTTTAGCATCACTCTCTGAATATTTTTCTGATACAGTTATACTTAAGTAACTGTTCCCTGTGTTTTCTTGAGTGCGTTTCCAAGCTGAGATCTTCATTTCCTCTCCTAAGTGGTCTTCTATTGTACCTGTGTAAGTAGGTGCTTGTTTGTTTTCACTATCGTTTTCAAACATAACACCTAGCTCTTGATATATTCTAATAATTTTCTTACCTTTTTGTGTAGTCCCTGCAATATAAACGCATTGTTTTTCTACACCTTGGATATCAAGCTTGCCAGATAAGGCAAACTTCTGGTCTGGAAAGGGTGCAAATGCAGCACCCTTGTTTGTGTTGTCGTAGTCTGACATTTTATTTTTCCTTCTTATTAAAAGTTCCATTAAGCATTTCATCAATTGCACTCATAGGAATACAATGTCTTTTACCAATTTTAAAACTTGGTATTTCACCTGTACTGCACATTCGCCAAACATGAGTTATACTTATTCCCATCATTTCTGAAAACTCTCTTATGCTTACTGCTTTTTTTTCAACATCTTGCATTAAAATGCCTCCTTTTCCTTTGGTGGGATTGGTAGGTTCTTACGTGGTTGTGTTGATGCCTCGTTACCATCATCATCTTCTGGTGCTATACCTGCCATCTGCAATGCACCATATCTTCTGGCATATGTAATAGCTGAACCCAAGCCTTGCATATTTTGTTTGTCTAAGACTAGGTACACTTGTGTTGTGTAGCATTCACCTGTGACATGTCTGAGTACAGTCATAACATAGTCACCGTATTCATTACGACCTGATGGTTGTGATAAAGCAAAGCCATTGTCATTGAATGGTTTCATGCAAGCGTTCAGCACATTGCCAAGGTCTGCATATTGGTTTCTGAAATGTGGGTTGGTTGCATTCTTCAATGCCTTGCCCATTTCTTTTTGTGCTTGTACGTATGATTCTATTGCTGTTTGCTTTTCTATTTTATTTGCCATCTTAGTTCTCCTTTTTTGATGGGGTGATTCTTAAAGAGCCTCGTTTATCTCTGCTGATAGTAAGTATATCTGAGTAAACTTCTCTCTCTTGTGGTGATACCAATTCCTTGAGCATTTTTTTGGATGCGTCATGAAGCTTGGCATCATTCATAGTAGTCATGAAGTCATGAGCAATACTAATGAATTGGTTATCGGAACTTGCATCTCTGCGTACCATGTCATCAACTAGGATTTTGTCCGTGTTTGTTTTTGTTACGACCTGATCTGTAGGTGCAGTGTCACTCTCTACTAAGTTCCAGAACTCTTTGATAGTTTCGTTCATGTGACGTACATAATCTTGATCGTAAGATATTTTCTTACAGTCCCATTTTCTGTTGCCAAAGATGTTAGCAAAGTAACATTGTTTTGCACCTGATATATACATATAGAACTGTAGTTGTGGCATATAACGAATGAGTTGGTTGCTCATTGTATTGCTTTCGTATGTATGCTTACATTCTAATATAGAATTTTCACCAGTAGTATCTAGCTTACCATCAACTGTACCTTTGTATGGTATACCATTTATTCTATCTTCGAATGTTATTTGATTGTCTTGATATATATTTAGTTCTAAATCAACTTCATATTCTCTACAAAATATATCTGTATTTAATTTTTCAGTAGCAATACCTATCTGTACTGCTAAGTTTTCAGACAAATCATCTGGTTCTTTACGCTTTGTTTTCTCAGCCCAAAGGTCGTACCAATTGTTGTGCATAATTCTGACGGCATCACTGCCCCCAATAAAGCCAATCCTATTCATAGTGTTCTCCTTATTAAAAGAATAGTGGAATTTGTGGTCTTGGTAAAGGGTTATTATATATAATATTATACTTTTTAAAGCATGGTTCAGCACCATACTGTATATTCTCAGCTTGATAAATGATTTGAGCATACTGTTCGCATTGTTCGAGCGTTGCAAACTCCATCACCATTAGCATTCCATATGTTATTACCTCCATTACTTTTTCTTTCTTGCTAGTTTTAATATCTCAGCACTCTTTTTCTCAGGAGGATTAGTTCCTGTCCAACACTCTACAATAGCAATCATTGTAGCCATGTCGTGTTGCACT